TTGATCTTTCACATCAGGATAATCACCATCATAACTCCACTTATAGTGAAAAATAGCTTTATCACTCAGAACTAAATGGCCATTCAAAAATCCTGGAGGAACAAGTACGCTCAATTTTTCCTTACTATCAGCATCTAAAATAAAATCAGTCCAAGATAAATATTCAGAACATTCTTTGTCAAAATTTACAATAACTAATTGAATTTTTCCATATAAACAAGTAATTAATTTCCACGATTTATCAGTATGCAAACCTCTCAATACATTTTTATTAGAAGTAGCTACCTTGTCATGATTGAAATTCAATGAAGCAGTGTCACTGTCTTTCCATATGGTAAACAATTCACCACGTTCATCAATAAATGAATCTTTGGTAAAAACTGTGACTCCGGAAAGACAATCAACTCTAGCCATTTAATACCTCAAGAAGTTTGGTAATTTTTTCTTTTTCAAGCCCTGGATAATTGCCTATGTACCAAGAAAAATTATGTAAATGCTCAATATTTGGAAAGTTAGAAAAATCATTATAAATAGACTTGAAAAATGGTTGCCTCATTTGATTTCCACCACCAGAAAGTCCACGTCTAAATTCAATTCCATTATTTCTAAGCTTTCTTTCAACTTCATTACGTTTTGTAAAATCAGCGTCTTTCAAGATTACAATAAAAGCGTAGTTACAATTTCCTTCAGTATTTAAGGCGATATGATACTTTTCAGGATCTAAATTCGAGATAAATATATCAAAATTTTCTCTTCTTTCTTGATTTTTATTATCTAGTTTTTTGAGCTGAGAAAGTCCAATTACAGCATTAATTTCTGTGCTTCTAAAATTGTGTGCTGGACGTAAGAAAATAAAGTCAGGATTTAAATCAGGATTGTCCATTGCTATTGAAATCTTCATGGAATCACTAGTCATTTCTCTAGTCATTCCATGTGATCGTAATGCCCTGCAAATTTGATAAAACTCCCAATTATTAGTAGAAATCATCCCGCCTTCAATTGTGGACATATGGTGAGCAAAATAAAAACTGAAATTACTTGCGAATCCAAAATTACCCACTTTACATCCTTGGAAAGTTGTGCCGTGAGATTCGCATACATCTTCAATTAGTAGAATATTTTTTTGTTCACAGATTTCTAAAAGCTCATCTGTAAGACCATTGATACCTAACACATGTGTAAGAAAAATAGCTTTAGTATTTTCAGTAATTGCAGCTTTCAACTTATTAATATCAAATGACAAATTGGTAAAATTAACGTCAACAAAAACTAATTTATGACCAGCAAATAAGACGGAAGAAATGTCTGAAATCCAAGTTAAAGGTGGAACAATAATTTCACCTTCACCAATTAAATGTGATATGGCAAGCATTGTTAATTCATTAGCTGATGCTCCTGAATTTACAAATAAATTATATTTTGTTCCAAGCCATTCGCCCCAAGACTTTTCAAATTCGGCAACCTTAGGTCCATTTGTCAATTTTGGAATTGTGTCTTGAGACAAAAAATCAATAACAGACTTAACGTCTTCTTTATCGATATTGTCATTCATCAAAGGTAAATAAAACTGATTCATTCTATTTCTCGTTATAAAAATCTCCCCACTCTACTAATACAGTGGGTCTATTGTCTGTTCTTAAGTAAGCATGTTTGTAAGCATCAAAAATCTGATTTGGTTCATCTAATCTAATAATATCTACAAAATCACACATTGCCTTGAATCCGCCAGTAAAGTCCGCTATATGTTGATGCTGAGGATGTAAAGGTCTTTGGGAGCCGATAGATGTTCTTATGATGATTTTTGGCTTATAACCACCATCTGACATTACTTTTATTTTATCAACATGATTAACCAGTTGATTTGCTGCTAATAAAAGAAAGTTCCACCTAGGATAGATTGAAATTGGTACAGTTCCATTTAATGCCATTCCTAGAGTCATACCCATTTGCATATCTTCGTTGACAGGAACTTCAAGCAATTTAGACTTATCTATGTTAGCAAGAGTATTTGTCATTGCTGTGCCTGGATATTCAACAGCCTGACCCAAAAACAATGTGTCATTTTGTTCACCAAGCCATTCCATAGAACGTTTTAGTTCGTCAAAATATTTCATTAAAATTGAATCCTTTTTCCAGCACCAGCATGAGGATAGCATGACTGGTAACTATAATGAATAATTTTTTCTTTATTTTCATTAAAAGTAAGATCAACTGTATTCCAAACTTTACGAGTATCTGTGCAAACTGATTTATTGTTGTCCTCAACTACAAATGTAATAGGCAAATCATGATTGACAGCATACTTGTAATTTTCAAAAAATGTACCAGTTTCTGAAGCCATATCTCCAACAAAACACCAAACGTGATTTTTTAGATTTTTTCTTTTGATATCCATAGCCACACCAGTAGCAATTGGTATGCTTCCAGTGACTATGGCAGAAGAATAAATACGATATTCTGGATAGCAAAGTGTGATAGATTTACCATCCAAAATATCTTGCATAAGGGTTTCTTGAGGCACACCTTTCAACAAACATTGATAGTGTGATCTCCAAGTGCAGAAAATCCAGTCATCATCAGAAATGTTTTCAAAAACATTAATAATTTGCTCTTCATTTCCATCATAAAGATGCACTGGAGACTTAATCACTCCTGTGTTAAATATTTCTGCAACTTTTGTTTCAAAGTCAATAAGTTCTTGTTCAGTGTACTTTTTCATTTACTTAGATAATTTTCTTGATACCAAGCAACTGTTTTCTCAATGCCTTCTTGAAAGGTAAATTGTGGCTTGAACCCAAGCTCACTTGATATTCTTTCAGTACTTACCATTCTAAAAGGAATAGTAGTAGGTTTAGAATTGTCCCAAACAACATCTGGATTTTTGCCAGTTGCTTTTAAAATACAATCTAAGATCTCACCAATTGTAATAGTTTGACCCATTCCAACATTGTATGGTCGCATTGGTATGCCTTTTTCCAGCACAAGCAAAGCAGCATTTACAACATCTTCTACATAAAGAAAATCTCTTACAACATCAGGACTTCCCCAAGCAGTAAATGGATTTTCGCCAGTTAAGACTCTATTGATTAATGCTGGTACAACGTGGCAAGTCTTGGTGTCATAATTATCATATGGACCAAAAATTGCTGTACCCCTAGTGAGCATAATCTCAGTGTTAGAAAACTTGGAGACATGCTCCATAAGTTTTTCACGATATCTTCGCATCCAGCCATAACCATAATAAGCCTTGTATGGTTCATCATCCCAATATTCATCCTCAGTAATTGGATACCGCCTATCAGGATAACCAGTCGAGCTATTTAAGTCCAGGAACTTCTTTACGCCTGTTTGATTACAGGCATCTAAAACATTTCCCAATACATTGATGTTTTGAATTGAAATTTGAATATCTGTAGGCACAGTAGATGGATGAGCAATGTTTCCTCCACTATGAATGACATAATCTGCATCTTCAACTAACTTGATACAATCATCAATATTAGTCAAATCACAAAATGGCATCACAGTGATATTTTCTACTTTTGTTTGAAGAGGCTTGTGGTGAATATGTGTAAATACGTTCGCTCCTCTCTTGACGAGCCCTTCTATATAGTTACTGCCCAAAAATCCACTACCGCCAGTTACAACAACTTTCTTTCCTTCAAAAAAACTCATATTATTCCCCTAATGATTGACAAATACATTATAGCGCTGATCTAAAGTATTTTTATTATTTTTGAACCATTCTGTCACTACTCTGATGCCGTCCTCAAGTGAAGTGTTTGACTTAATTCCAAAACTTTCTGCCCTTTCAGTTGACATAATTCTAATTGCATCACCATTACCTTTATCTACAAGCCATTTTACTTCTAGATTTTCTTTACCAGATGTCTTGACAACAACATCAACTAACTCCTTGATTGTAAATCCTTTTCCAGAGCCTAAGTTAACAGGTAATGTAACTTTGTTTTCCACACACTTGATCATAGCGTCAGCAACATCATCAGCAAAAATAAAATCACGAATTGGTGATCCATTTCCCCAAACTTCAAGCACATCATTTTCTTGTGCTTTCCTGATCAAAGATGGGATTACCATAGAATTGACTGGATTGAAATTATCATATTTGCCAAAAATATTTGCTGGTCTTACAATTGAAACTTTATCCCATCCATATTGAATTGAATATGCCTCTGCCTGTAGTTCTCCCATTCTTTTAGCCCATCCAGCAAACTTATCATTTGGTGACGGAAAACTTGTCCACACATCGTCTTCATGAAAAACATCTGCAGGAGAATAAACTCCCACTGAACTTGTGTAAAGATACCATTGAACATCTGCTCTTCTTGCTGCTTCCATCATATTGGTGTTGAACTGAAGCATAGGAATCATAAAATCAGCAGGTTGGGTTGCACATACTTGAGGCGAACCCTTAACTCCTATGATATTGAAGACAAAATCTTTGCCTTGACAGATCTCTTCACAGTTATGTAGATACCTTAAGTCTTTATTCACAAAACTAACTTCTGGTTCTAAATCTGTTGGAAGATGTAAATCAGCGATTGTAACTTTTGCCCCTAATGCTAATATCTTGGAGACTAAAGCCCTTCCGACCATTCCAGCACCACCAGTCACTAATACATTTTTATTTTGAAACATTTTTGTATCCTTACAGATTTGTGAAATCTTTGTTCTTAAAATTAGAAATCATTTTATACGCTTGAAGCAACTCTTGAATGCCTGCATCTAAAGAAAAATTACAATTCCAGCCAGTACTTTCAAGTTTTTCATTTGAGACTACATAGTTTCTCTTGTCAAAATCTTCTTTGAATTGCTCTTCAATGATTACAAGATTAGGCACGTATTCTTTGATTTTTTGTGCAAGTTGAAGCTTGGACATATTTGCAGATGTTAGCCCCACATTGAATGCATTATTGTTGCAAGTTTGATAGTTTTCAATAAGATGAAGAAATGCATTTGCAACATCTCGTACATGAACATAGTTTCTCAAAAAATGTGATTCAAAGAGAACTAAAAACTCGTCTGTAAATGCTCTGTAAACAAAATCGTTAACAAGCAAATCCATTCTTTGTCGATAAGAAACTCCAAAAACTGTAGCCAAGCGAAGAGAGATACCATTTCCTGAATCCAATACTGCCTTTTCTGCGTCACATTTTGTTTGAGCATATAAAGAAAGTGGATTGAATGGACTATCTTCATTTATTACTGAATCAGAGCTTCCATATTGTGAATTAGTATTTGGTACTAGAAGTTTTTGACTTGGCCACATAAAAGCAACAATATCTTTGATTTGCTCATAGTTGACTGCTACTGTTAACTCAGGATCTTTTTTACATGCTGGCATTCCTACAATAGCAGCCAAGGGAATAATAATATCGTGAGTCTCTACTAAATCTGATAACAACTGGCTATCTCTGACATCACCGTAAACAAACTTAAAATTTTTATTATGGCAAAATGTAGTAAGAGAAAGTTGTTTGTAAATAAGATTATCTAAAACAGTTACAGAGTAGCCTTTAGACAATAAAACTTCAGACATTACAGAGCCAAGATATCCAGCTCCACCAGTGATAAGTACTTTGTTCATATTTTGATCACATTATACCAACGTAATGAACATATTATTTTTTTGATGGTATAAATTAGATATGAATGTGATAGTAAATTACAATTGGGGTGATAAACATACATTTTCTTTGTCCAATAAACTATATCTTGAAGGTCTTGCAAAGATCGATTGTTATAAACTTATTATAGTTTATGATATGAGTGAAGAGACGATTGATAAACTAAAGACTATTTATGATCATGTTGAAGTCATACCAAAGCCAGATTCACATTTCACTTCTTTTTACACAATTTATAAAACTGTAGAAAAGTATTGCTCTCACTGTGATTTGTTTTTATATACTGATTCACATGATGTTATTTTTCAATCAGATCCTTTTGAATATCTTTCTAAATTTGATGAAGAAATTTTCTTAACTTCTCCAGGTTTTAAAGTAAAGGATCAATGGCCAGACCGAAATTGGCATGAATATTTTAATAAATCAACTAGCAAAAAAGTAGATTTCTGGGAAGATAAAGTTTTGAATGGTGGAATAACTGCTGGAAAAGTTCAAGCAATACTCAATTTCTATGCATTTGCAACTGCTAATTTAAACAGAAATGGTTGTCATATTGTAGATCAAACCGTATATTTATATTTTTATCATCTAATGAAAGACAGAGGTAATGTTAGAATTTTTGATACCAGAAATGATAATTTTGTGTATCACTGTCAAAATGAGCATTTTTTTGATCGCCCAGAAAATCCCAATGTTATAAACGGAAAAATATACACTGAGTCTGGTGAGTTATATTGTATTTGGCATCAATGGGATGATATTGGATACTCGGCTAATTTAGATGAGAAAGGTAATGTTTACATTAAATGAATATAATATTTGCGGTTATAAGAAATCCAGAATTTGTGATAAATAATAAATATACCTCATTCATTAATTCACTTAAAAATTTGTCTGAGACATCTAAAATTGTTTTGATAAATGCAAGTTCAAAAGAAATTAAACTAGATCGTGCTAATATTGAAGTTTTGAATACTAATGCAATGGCTTCAGATTTAAACATTTATGGAGCAATTTCAGGATACTTGAATCAGTGTCATAGTGACGAAAATGATTATGTTGCGATCTGTAACGTAGAAAATATATTGTTTACTCGTGATCCTTTATTGTTTCTAAAGCATTTTGATAAAGATCTATATTTTTATAGTTTGAGCCATATCAATAACGAAAGTACTCAAACGAAATCAGATTATGAGAATTTTGTAAAAACCTGTAATTTTTATATGGGAAATGATTTCGATTCTTTATCAATTGGAACTCATTTCTTTGGCGGTAAATTATCAGCTATGAAAGCATTGTTATTAACATTGTTTTTGAATGTCAACAGAAACTCAGCCAATACAATCACCTCTCAAGCTGTTTTGTCTTATGTTCATAAGCACTTTTATAATTTATTCAAAGTTCAAATGTTTACAAATCAATTTTGCATGCTTGTAGATGATAAAAGCAAGGCTGAGTCTATTTTAGACGATGAAGAATTATCTAAAAAACAATATGCGGTAATATACTTTACCAGCTAATTTCCCAATCTTTGAAATCAGCTGCTAAACAATCAATTTTATAATCTTTTCTACCGCCAACGACTTCTTGAATTTTGTTTTTGGCGGTATTTCTTATTCCATTTAATCCATGTGTCAATTCGAGATTATTCCCATCTTTAATGCCTTTGCGATAATTGGTTTCATTATGCCAAATATGTAAATTCATCTGAGAAAGAACTACTATAGCTCTAATTACTTGAGCATCAACTATTGCGTTATTTTCGTCTAAATGTGCTTGTATATCATGAACTATAGATGCTATTTCTTCAGCATATTCACTTTTATGATCTGTAATAAAAACTTCCTTAAGTTGAACTATAGAAAGTCTGTCAATTAATTCCGAAAGAGTTGGTAAATATTTGCGATTCATATCTTGAATTATACCTCGCTAAATGCACGTATAATATTTTTATGAAAATTGTATACATAACAGGTTGTTTAGGATTTATTGGAAGACATGTGGTTCTATCTTGTCTGGAAAAGGGGTGGTATGTATATGGAATTGACAAATGTACTTACGCATCTGACATTAATTTATTGAGTGAATTTAATAAATATAAAAATTTCAACTTTCAGCAAATTGATATCTGTTCTTTAGATAGGTTGGTAGATTGTGATTATTTCATAAACGTAGCAGCAGAAACGCATGTAGATAATTCTATTAGAAAAAGTGATGATTTTATTCATTCAAATATTAATGGAGTTTACAATATATTAGAATTACTTAAAAACTACAAAAAAGAAGGCTATGTAACACCTACATTTTTACATTTTAGCACTGATGAAGTTTATGGTGATATTACTGATGGAGCGCATATAGAAACTGATTTATTAAGGCCTTCTAATCCTTATTCAGCTACCAAAGCAGCAGCTGATCAACTCATCACTGCTTGGTCTAGAACTTATGATTTGCCATATGTTATTGTTAGACCCACTAATAATTATGGATGCGGTCAATATGTTGAAAAGCTAATTCCCAAAGCCTGTAAATTTTTATCATTAGGAAGGAAAATTCCATTACACAACAATGGAACACCAACCCGAAATTGGCTGCATGCTAAAGATACAACTAAAGCAGTAATGACTATAGTTGAATCAGATGTAAAAAATGAAATTTATAATATTGCTGGTGGATTTGAACAATCTAACCTTGATACTGTTCACAAAATTATCAAAGAGTTTTACCCAGGCAGTGTCTTTGAAACAGAAGATTACATAAATTTCAATGTTCATAGACCAGGACAGGATGTAAGATATGCTCTTGATGATTCGAAGATAAGAGCATTGGGTTGGAAGCCTGAATGTGTGTTTGATGAAGAAATTAAAGAAATAGTAAAATACTATAAAGAAAATTTTGTATGGTAATTATCAAATGAAAGTAAATGATTACATTGCTGAAAGATTGTATCAAGAGGGTATCAGACACGTTTTTGGCATAATGGGTGGTGGAGCTGCTGGTATAAATGATGGTTTTATCAGAAGCAAAATTGAATACATTTGTTTTCATCATGAACAAGGTGCTTCGAATGCAGCTTTGGCTTATAGCAAGTCCAAAAATCAGATTTCAGTTGTTAACCCTACCACTGGATGCGGAGGATTAAATTGTGTAACTTCTCTAGTGTCAGCCTTTCAAGATAGTGTGCCTTTATTATTTATATCAGGTAATTATCGACTTCAAGAGACGACCAGATATCTTAATAAAACTAAAAACATAAGTTTGAGAAAATTTGGTTTACAAGAGCATGATATTATTGAACATGTCAAGTATGCTACAAAGTTTTTTGCATTTATAGAAGACAAGAACGATGTTCCAATGGTCCTTGAAAAAGCAATTCTAAAATGTGTTTATGACAGACCTGGACCTTGCTGGATTGATATTCCTTCTGATATTCAAACCCAAGAAATCGATAATAGTTTTTTATTTCCAAAGATTGAAACTGAAGAAAAAATTTCAAACAAAACTTATATTGAAGAATTTTTCAGTTTTTTAAATAATAGCAAGAGACCATTGATTTTGTTAGGTTCAGGGGTAAATATTTCTGATTGTAAACAAGAAGTAATTGATTTTATTGAATTGAATCAAATTCCAACAGTCAGTACATTTTCTGCAAAAAATATTTTGCCTTTTGATCACAAATTAAGTATTGGCACTATTGGAATAAAAGGAAGTAGAGCTGGAAATTTTGCTTTACAAAATTGTGATCTGTTAATTGCTTTAGGTTGTTCATTAAATTCATCACATACGGGATATGATAAAAAACTATTCTCACCAAAATCCAAAAAAATCTTGGTAAATATTGATGAGAATGATTATTTGAAAAATAATGTAGATATTGATCTATTTATAAAAAAAGACTTAAAAGGCTTCTTAAATGACATCAAGAATTGACTGGATTGAAAAGTGTAATTATTGGAAAGAAAAATGGCCTTTGTATACAGATTGTTTCATTGATGACAATGATGGAATAAATTTATATACAATAATTGAGACTATAAATAATTGCTCTAACACCAAAGACATTTTGATGACTGACGCTGGTTCTGCAAATTATGTTTGTTGCCAAAATTTAAAATTAAAGAAAGATCAAAAATTTATTTTTCCTGCAGCTCAAGGTGATATGGGATTTTGTATACCTGCTTGTGTTGGAGCACAATTGGCGAATCCTGACCATAATATAATTGCGATTATTGGAGATGGCAGTTTTCAAACAAATATTCAAGAACTTGCTTCTATAAAAGCAATAAAATCTAATTCTAAAATTGTAGTTTTGAACAATGAAGGCTATCTAAGTATTAGAAACACACAAAGTAAATTTTTTAATGGAAATGTCTATGGTGAATCTAAAAGTACAGGCTTATGGTTTCCTGATCTTAAAAAAATTGCTATAGCATATGAATTCGAATATTTCAGAATCGAAAGTAATAAACATTTAGTTGATATTTTTGAAAACGAACTTCACAGTGAAAAACCAATTATTTTTGACATCAAATGCAAATATTCTCAAGATGTAATACCAACTTCAGCTTTAAAAATAGATAAAAATTCAGGTAAAAAAATTCAATGTGGCTTAGATGACATGTATCCTTTTATGAGCGATGAAGAGCATTCAAAAGAGATGTTATATTGATGAATATATTAATTACTGGTGGAGAAGGCTATGTTGCCTCAAACTTATATAAGAACCTTAAATCAAGTTATAATTTAACTACAATTTCAAGAAAAGATTTAGATTTGACTATTTCTTCAGAGGTAAATGCTTTTTTTGAAAACAAATTTTTCGACATTGTTTTTCATTGTGCTGTATGTGGAGGTAGCAGGTTAAAATTAGATAGTTATTATGAAATGGATAATAATTTGAAAATGTATTATAATCTACATCAATTAAAAGATAAGCATTTCAAAAAATTTATCACATTTGGTTCAGGTGCAGAAACGCACTCATCTCATACTCCTTATGGATTGAGCAAACATGTAATAGCTCAATCCATCTCTGAAACTGAGAACTTTTATAATCTTGTAATTTTTGCTCTTTTTGATTCAAGTGAATGGGAATCTAGATTTATAAAAGCAAATATCTTACGTTACATAAATAAAGATTCTATAATTATTCACCAAGATAAATACATGGATTTTTTTTACATGAATGATTTTATAAAAGTAATAAAATACTATATTGAAAATCAAAGCTGTCCAAAATCAATTAATTTTTCATACAGTGAATCAACAAAACTTTCAGACATTGCAAAAAAAATCAACAATCTGAATAATTACAAAGTTGATATTTGTATAGAAAATCAAGAAATTGCACCAAGCTATTGTGGAGATTATAATTTGGATGCATTGAATATTAATTTTGATGGCTTATACAATGGCATTAAAAAAGTTTTTGATGAAATAAATTCTGCAAATTACAAATAATAAAAATAAGTATAATGTAAATATGTCCAGATTTGATACAGATTTAATTTTTAAGATAGATGATAAATGGTTTTGGCGTAAAGACGACCATAATCTCAAGACATTTAATGGATTGTCAAGTGAAACAGACTTACTAGAGGTTGTAAAGCCTTATCTAAAAGGAAACAGAGTTGTAATCCAAGCAGGCGGAAACTGTGGGATGCAAGTTGTAAAGTTTGCCGATCATTTTGAAATGGTTTACACGTTTGAACCCGATCCAGTAAACTTTCACTGCTTGGTAAATAATCTTCCATACAATAATGTAATCAAATTTCAATGTTGCTTGGGAGATGACCACAGAATGGTATCTATGACAACACTTCCAAATGAAATTGGTGGTTTCTATGTCAACCCGAATTACGGAACAACACCAACATTAAGGATAGATGACTTAGCATTGAGCCATTGCGATTTCATTCAATTAGATGTTGAGGGATATCAACTATTTGCTTTGATGGGTGCTGTAAATACAATCAAAAAATTCAAACCTGTCATTAGTGTTGAATTTGACTGGGCATTTAGATACAACGTAAATGTTGGTGATATTAAGTCTTTTATGGCAAACTTGGGTTACGAAAAAGTAGAAACTTACACTACTGATCACATTTACACATATCAAAATCTTTCTTTTAGTTTATGAACATCTTAGTTACTGGTGCAAATGGTTTTTTAGGCTCAAATATATGTAATTTGCTGTCAAAAAATCATAACATTTATGCTGCCTCTAGAACATTTACTAAATTATCAAAACATAATATAGTCTGCATTCGTTCTGAAATGTCAGACTATATTACTTTAAACGAAACTATTAAAGATAATAAAATAGATACAGTTATTCATTGTGCTTGGATGGGAGGAAATTCATCTAAGGATACTAATGAATTGTGGCAAACAGAAAATATAAGCTACAGTACTATTCTATTAGAAGCTTGCGCAAAACACAAAATTAAACATTTTATTGGTTTTGGTTCATCTGCAGAATACGGAAATCAAAATACTAAATTCAATGAAGACACAACGTGTTCTCCAACTACAATGTACGGAGTTAGCAAAAATTGTTTTAAAATGATTTCTGAAAATTATTGCAAATCTAATAATATTTTGCATAGTTGGATAAGGCCAGTATATACTTATGGCCCAAATGATGTAGAGACTAGACTGATACCAAAAGTAATTTTGTCATTACTCAAAAATCAAAATTTGACATTGAATAAATGTTCTGCTGTAGTAGATTACTTGTATGTTGAAGATTTTGCCAAAGCAGTAAAAATTATTGTCGAAGAAAAACTTCAAGGCAACTACACTGTTTGTTCAGATGGAGAAATCGATATAAGAAACGTAGTTACATCTATATACAATAAAATAAATCCTTCTTGCGTACTTAACTTTGATGATGAAATTGAAGAAATAGGCCCTAAGTATGTTTGTGGTACATCTCAAAAATTAAGGTCAGTAAGTAACTGGTTTCCTGAAATAGATTTTGAACAAGGTTTAGAACAAACTATTTCTTATTTTAAAAAGTTCGTATAATGAGATTATGAATAATCTGTTGCTTAATTTTTTACAAGGTGGTCGAATTCTAGAATCTTTAGATGCTGAAATTTATCTTTCATCTTTATCCAAGCTCAAAACATTTAAAAAACTTGTTTGTGTTTTTGATGTTCCAGCAGAACAGATCGAAAAACTTAAAAAATATTACGATTATGTAATCCCGGTTAATTCTGGACTTGTTCCTGTAAACTTTTGTTACTTAGCATACTTCAATTGGCTGTGTGAACATGGAAAGGACTTTGACTATGTAATGCACTGCGATATGCGTGATGTTGTTATTCAAAGAGACCCATTTCATTTTATGGAATCACATCCAGATAAAGAACTATTTTTAGTTTGCGAAGGTATGAAGATTGAGGAAAATGATTGCAATCAGATGTGGCATGATTGGGTTCTTAATACAATAGTTTATAATAAAGAAAAGTATAGTGATTCATATGTTTTAAATGGTGGAACATATGGAGGGAAAACAAACGCTTTCTTGAATTATTGTACTCTCATTCTTACTGCTATGAATAGGAAGTACAACTATATTATTCCTGACCAGGCAATGTTAGGTTACTTGTATAGGCAACTTAATCAAAACCCAAATGTAATGCTTACACATCCTATGTCTGATAACTTTTGCGCTACAGGAGAGGCAATTAAGAGAGATAATGTAACTGTTACTTTTGACGGTAAAAATGTCTGCACTGTAAACAATGAACCATTCTATCTATTTCATCAATGGGATAGAACTATTTATGCAGACACTTTGAGACAAAAACAAGCGAATACTTTATCTTTTTCTATTTAGCCTAATTGTCTTTCAACATCTATATCTATGTCAGCAATTGAACTTTTCCTTGACTCGTGTTTGGTAGCCAAGATTAGTTGCATAGTTTCAAATTCTTTCATAGACAATTTTGAGAACTCGTCTCTGCCAAAAGATACTAAACCTCTAAGCATGTAGTCTATTTCAACAATAATAGGCGGAACAGGATATGTTTCTGTGTCATTGGGGTTAAAGTATTTTTTGGCAGATATGTAATAAAAGTTTGCTTCATCTGCCGAAAGATACAAATAATTTTGATATTGCACCCAAAGTTTTTCAACAATAGTGTGGTCTAAAAAGTCAATTAACGACTTATTATATTCTGGGAAAAATGTAACTCCATCTTCAGAATTATAAGCAGATAAAATTGCAATATTTAATATTTCTCTTTTTTCAAATTCAGTATTTTGATAAACTACATTGTCTTTCTTGCGGAAAGACTTAGCGTCAATAAGCAACCCTTCTTTCCAAGTAATTTCTTTAATCAAAAATTTGACATTATCAATATCAATAATGTGTACTTTATCTGATTTTACTTTTTCGTAATATTCTAAAAACTCTTTCATGATATATGAAATTCTGAAACCAGAGGATTTCCAGTACCAAAATATGCTGTAAACTCACCAAGCTTAGCAACAAACTTATACTCGTGAGTGTAACCGCCTGTTGGACTAATTTGTACATCAGGATTTGACCAATCTACATTCTTTATTCTATAAAAATATAATGGCCCAAATGACATAGTTAGCGAAGTTGTGTTCTTGTTTACAATACTAGTATTCACATAACTAAATATCTTAATGGATCCTGTCACTTCTCTTGAAGACAAACTTGCGAATCTTGGACCAACTTTGTCACCAAAATAAACTGGACTTGAGCCATCGTTCAACAAATCTCCACCAGGCATTGTAAATTCAAACAAAATGTTTTGACTTACTTCTAAGGTCATACTTACAAGCCTGAAATTAACATTTTTGCTATTTCTAACAAAATTTATAAAGCTTGCATACGATTTGTGAAATGTTGAAGCATCGAAAAAACAATCAGTTAAATTAATAGGCCTATAATAACTTTGAAATGGTAATGACGATACGCCTGCAGAATTCAAAGTTAGATTATATTCTGGCAAAACATTACCATCTAAATCAAGCATATTAGTTCTTGCAGTTGTAGTGAAAGGTTTGTAAGGCGGAATATTACTAGGAGATATCATTGATTTACCTCCTGAAAATGATGCTTGAATTTCTACATCACCAACAGAACTAGAACCATCTACAGAAATTCTAAAACTGCTCATGAAGCATGGACCAAACGTTTTGTGTGTTGGAATAGAAGATGCAGTCATCATTGGATACAAAGGTATAACACTTGCTTTGTAAATAAGATACTCTGCATCATATTGAACATTAAATGAAGTTGAATAAAGTGGATTAAACGAAAAGTTTGCTGAGTATTTTTGTTCTGAAAATATTGGAACGTTATTTAATGTTAATCCAGTAAAGTTTGCAAGAGGTTTGTAAATATTGTTTCCTGCATTGTCATTATATGATGAACAATATAATGGAAAATAATTCTTATTGCTGCCTAGTAGATTTTGAGGATCATTGAAAAAAGGATCAGAAAAAATTGGGACTCGAGTAAAATGACCATATTCTTTTCTGTTATTAGAAGCAGTGTATCCTAGACGATATAAATCCCAAATATATGCTCTTGATTTATTTGAGGCTTTATTTATTCTATGTCCACCATAACTTAAGATTAGTTGTGAGCCTGGAATAAAAAGTTTTTGAACATCAATGTTATTTAAGATATCAGTAAGATAGATATTATGTGATGATGCTGGAGTGTTGTTAATAACATTTGAAACATAATTTGGCAATTTACTTTCCGCCTGTGAGCTCCAACCATTTCTTTGAGAGAGCTTTGACTAATTCATATCTCATATGATTAACATTATTGATATCAGGATAATAAACTTCTGTTTGATCTTCTTCTTTATCGTCAACAATTATTTTTTCTGTTATTCTGATACTTGAGAAAAAGGTAGATAAAATCATACGACAAAGAACTGAAGTCCTGAGAAGAGGATTGCCTGTAACTGAATTTATAATTGTTGATTCTTCAATAATGTGTGACATCTCACTAAAACTTCTTGCCTTGACATCACAAGAAATTACTGACGAACCTGAAGGACTTATCTTATAACAAATAATTTCTTTTTCAGCATCTCTAATGACATCACAATTTAATTTGAGCTCAAACCTTTTGCTTGCATCAACAAATATACTCATTAATAATTTCCTGTTGCTTCTAAAGTGAAGTCCTGGGTATAGTTTTGAGTAACAACTTGAAATGAAACTGTATTTTTTTGATACTGTTCACTGCCATGTTCTTGTGATTGTGCTGTCCAAACAACTTCAGGCAAATCAAGTTTCACTGGTCCCATATTGAAAGTTATACCACCATTGTTTACACTTGAAGGACCTGATAAAAACTCTGTCATCAAATACGGCTTCATGGGACCAGTATAAGACATTGTTCCTGATATACTTCTCCCTTCGCTGTAATACCCAAAAGGAAGAAGATTTTTCATTTTATTTTTGACAGCTACGGAAGATTTAGAATTCAAAGTATATACTGGCTTTAAGTTATTTGTAATTTCAACAGAGATACTATTTACAAAAATACTATCTAGTCCGGTTTTTTGATAACCTTGAAATACCTTGCTGTCACTTACAGATCCCAAGCCAAAATATCCGTAGTCTGGTATATTTTTACTTACTTGTAAACTGTATCCATTTAAGAGATAACTTGGTTTTTTAGTCAAATATTTTTGAACAATAGTTTCAAAGTTATTATAGATACTTGTCTGATACTTTCTATCTACACCAAGTACTTTCAAGTCAACTTCAACATTGACTGTTTCTCCAGGGGTAAAACTAATTGAAAACTTATCTACAAGGCAACCAAAAAGTAATCCTTGCTTAACTGAAAATAAATTGAAAGTAGAATCTTTAGTATAGTTTTTTACATAAGAGGCTATATAACTAGTATCTCTTACAAAAGATGTTCCCAATCCGCTTGACAGTGTTATAGACCTGTTTGCTTTAGAAACACTTATAACTTGCACACTTTGCGAAGACTCAGTGATGTCATTCTTTATTTTAGCAGTGAAAGGTGTGTCAACTGCTAAAATTTCTGCAATATTATCAACATACAACACACTAGTACCAGTGCCAATAGTTGCTGAATTTGCTGATGTAAATCTGGATAATATCGATGTGGGTGAACCATATTTTGCTTGCATACAATAATCAAAAAATGCTGCAAGAGAAAAGTCCATATATCCCCAAGCATCTATTCTAAATGGAAAACGTAATGTTACTGTATTCTCTATATGACCTAAGCTGAAAGTTTGAGGATTGATACCCTCACCAGCCAATCTTTCAGTGCTTATCTGTTGATTTTTACCAATAGAAAAGTTCTCTACTGAAAAAATATAATTTTGGTCAATATTATCAAAATTAAGATTATAGTCAGGGTCCTCACCATAATCTTTTGATAAAACTATCAAATCAAATGAGCCTAAATCATATGACGGATACGAAATAATACTTTGAAAGTTTTCGTATGATTGTTTGTATATGTGTTGTGTTGCTACTGATTCAGAGCTAGCAATACCAGATACACCAAGCGTAACGTCAGCAAATGCCCTGACATTATTGTTAGATTTTCTCATAATATTTACGGCACAGTTTCCACTGTAATTAAGTCATAAATATCCCAAATTATTGGACCATTGCTTTCTCTGTTTAAGTTTGTCCCAGGAACCACATAAACATCTAGCACTCTATCAAATAAATCGACTTCTGTTCCCAAAATAAATCTAGTATTTCTTGTTGTTCCTTGAGGTACAGTTGCACTTAAAGTCTTGACTTCACCGAATGAGCCGTTTCTTGCTGTTACATATACTACAAGATCATTTTTGATAGTTGTATCTGTAGTTGTAGCAATGCCTGTAGCAGAACCATTAAGTCTTATGGCAGATGTTGATAAGTCGTCTACTTGAGGAACATAAACTGATAATCTTCTTGGCTCAAATGAGATTCTGTTTGTAAGTGATATGCCTTTTCTTACAACTTCTCCTGTGATGTTTCCATTATCTAAGTAACCTCTTGCTTCAAACCAAAGCGTTCCACCAGTGCCTGTCCAAGAAACTGCATTGTCTATTGAAGTTTTTGCAACTCCTGTGATTCCGCTTGTAGTTCTTGTAAACAAAGATGTTGTGCCTAAGGCTGTCGCAAAAGATTCTGGCTTATTTATCATTACATAATAAAAAGAATCTTCGACAACATTTACTCCAGTGTCAAACTTGACAGTGTATGTATTTGTGCCTTGTGCTATGTCACTATATCTTAAGTATGCTTGGCTACTCAAGATACCATTATAAGTAGGTGTAGAACCAGTTGCTGAAAATATTGAGAGTGCTAGTCCTGTGTTTCCTGTGCCTGAAGTCTGACCACCAGCATCATATAGTAACTTTAAGCTCACTCCACCAATATATGCATCTTCTTTAGCTTGGAAAAGAAATGCATTGAATCCATTTACTAAAGATAAACTTGTATTGTCTGTGTATGATGGAATAGTATTGTAAGGTGGATATTGTATTTCGTCAATATTGGTTATTTTTCTTTCGTAAAGTTCGTCTGTAAGTCTAGGCTTTTTATAAATATTATAGAAAAGCACGTTTGATATTGCAGTCCCTGTCCAATTCAATTCAACAAAATAATTATTGCTTGTTGTATTTGAAGAAATTAGATTGGTATAGGTATTTGTTGACTCAACATACTCAGAACCAGTAATATTGTATACGGTAGAAACTCCATAAATCTGAGTTCCGCTATGTAATGAAGACAAATAGTTTGAACAAGAATATGTAGCGGCTGTCAATCCTACAGCACTAAAACTTGATGTACTACCTACTGCCGAATTATATGTATTCAAGTCTCCTCTGAAAATAGCAAAAGTGTGTTGTAAATCTTGACCTGTTGTGTTGTAATATGCTTTTGCAAAATTATATGGAAACTCAAATCTTTCTAAGCCGCTAAAACTTAAACCCTTAGAATAATACTCATTAGGTCTGAATGGTTGAGTTGATAGTAATTCTCTAACAGTAAGCCCACTAATATTTGCAGTGTAAGTTATATAGTTAAATATGCCATTCATAAGTACACTCAGATACTCATTAGACTTATAACTTTGCAATAAACTCAATGTGTCGTTACAGCTTTGAATAATTAAGTTTTGATCTGCCGAAGTGCCTAAAATAGGATCGCTTGAAGTGGCTGTTGGCATATCAATTGCAGTTCTTGTGAAACCTGTTCCTGAAGAAATGACAACTGGGTTTTCAGGATTTTTGCACAAAACTTTTGCAATAGGTAACCAACTTTGTGGTAATGGTGGAAAATACTTAAAACCTGTAATATATTCCAACGCTTCTTCAACAGGAAATCCAGTTATGTATTTAAGTTTTGGTTGAAATATGAATGTGACTGTAGAATTTACATATACAGCATTAGGAAGAGTGCCAAACGAACTTCCATTATAATACGCAGGATCAATAGTTAGTGCTGTTCTGTCATCATTAATACCAGAAAATGTTATGACAGAATTTCCTACTACTCCCTGTATTGGAAAGCCTAAATTTTCTGCTACATTTACATCATTTACATAAAGTATTGAAGTACCAGCAGCACAGTTTTGAGTCACTGTTGTAAAAAATAATTGCTTTGCTTTTTGTACTTCTTCTAATGGTAATCCAATAGTAATCCCATACTTATAGCCATCTGAGCCAACAAAAGTATCAGAGTAATCTTTTGACCATTCTTTTCTTAATGGTATTTTTTGTGTTGTTGTTTGAAGCAAACTGCCATCATAAGCAACTTGCCCACCATTTATTGTTAAATAATATGGGTCACTACTCAAGCTGTACGTTAGTCCGAAACCTAAGGGATTTGTTTCCACAACTCCAAAAAATGGATATCCATTGTTTGCCAAATTCAACAGATTATTAATTTCAAAAATTGATGAGTTTGGCTGATTGAAATCTCCAAGTCCTAAACTTAAGGCATCATATATATTACCAGCAGTTTTTGATAACTCTAAGATAATTTCTTCTATTTTTGATGATATTGCCATTTTAAATAATTATACCCAACTCATTTTGGATGTATGTTTCAAGTGCTTCTGGTAAACCCTCTTCAGATACTGACCAAAATGTCCTGAAGTCTGGATCCCAACCGGAATTGCCAACCCAGTTTGAAATAATAGATTTGACCAAACTATTTTGATTATTATATATTTCTAGAATTTGTTCATAATTTCTTATGACTACTGGAGTTATAAACTGATTAAGAGTCTGATCATTAAAACCAAAATACCCTCTTGGCTGTCTCAAATCATACAATTTGAAAAACACTCTTGAATTTGATATAGTTTGATCATAATATTGGACGTCTGCTAGAAACTTATAAACTACTATGTGATAATCAGGATTATACTCAGGAAAAACTATTTCATTAGAATTAAGTAATATATCTTCTGCTGTTTTCTCATCAATATCTTTGCTTATGATGATTGGATCTCCATTGTAATCACTGGCTGGTCTTGCCAAAGATATATATAAAGAACTTCCATATTGATCGTTTGCTAAATATATTGCACCAAAAATATATCCATTTGACATTTTATCCAAAGGACCTAGCATGTCGTAAACAGATAAACTTTCTTGATTACCAGATGGAAAAGAAAGATTTGTTGTTGAAGTGACTGATTTTAAGAGAGATTTTCCAAAAGATACAGTGTCATTGTAGTTGCTGTAAGCTATAGATTTTAATGCTGACAGTCCATAAAGTAACTGTATATTTCTTTCTTCCGAGTTATTAGCAAGCGCATATTCTCTTGAAGATAAAGCCAAATCTAAAGTTGAACGAGTTTTTTCTAGCGCTAAAACTAACTTATTTAATATATAGGCTGAGGCATAGTTCATTTACTTATTCCTCACAACAATTCTATCTGTTTCTGGGAATCCTAAAGTTGGCGTATTTATTTCAGACTGAGTTTTGCCAACTACAAGATAAGATAAATTTTTGATTTTACTTGCATTAATTAAGACGGGACTTATATCTGGTTCAGAATAAAACGAAGAGTCAATATTATTCCAAGATACTTCTCCTGTTTTTCTCCATTCAGCCTTTATGGAATGATCATTTTGAGCATTGCAGAATTGAACTTTCAGATTAATAGATACTGATGAGCCTGTTGCAACGTAGGAGGTTGTAAATGAATTTGTTGACTCATTTTTCCATTGATTAATATAAGGAGCATCTTGTTCATTGATAAACAACTTTACTCCACCATTTGTAGTAACTCTAAAATCAAATGTGCTTCCAATAGAAGATTTTGTTATAAAATCTCCAACAATTTCTCCGTTGAAATAGTTTGACTGACCTAACCCTGAAAAGTTAGAAATATCAAGTTTATTATGTGTACTTACCAAGCTTGATTTTTCATTAATGTCTAAATCGTTATAACTCCAATCTTCTTTTTTGTACCAACGAGAAACCCAAGTTGGAGATTTGTCAAGCTTAAAATAAGATGTATTCAATGTATCGTTTACGTAGTATCTTAGATATATGTGTATATCATTTACTCGTTTTACAAACTTCATTGAATCATTTCCAAAATAGTATGTTGTATTTGCAACACCAGATGCATTACCGGATAGAAAAACCTTATAGTTATTATTTGATTGGTCGTAAATAATGTTTGTAATCGCTATACCAGATGACAAAGATGAACTTGTTACTCCTAATCCAATCATTACAATATCATCAAAATTTTGACCATAAATGTTGATTTGATTAGAACCTGATGCTCCAGTAGCAGCAATACCTGTAAATCTGTTTAGCAAACTTCTTGGATAAATTCTCATCAAGCTTGGAGTGAAAACTTCTTTATTGTTCAAAGAATAAAAACCATCAACAAAATAGTTTTGAGTTGCTCTAGTTTTATTTGCTTGAGCCATAATTAAGTTGGTATTTTCATAATCCCTGTTAAACGAAGCATATATTTCTTCTTCATTTGTAAAGAATATTCTATAAGGAGTCCCTGTTTGATAACTCCATTCGTAACCATTGTAAACTGCAATATTTTCCACTGTAGGAGATGACTCTTGTATTGCAATGTTGAAAGAATATTTAATTACATAATTTTGATTTGATAATGTAGCACCTGTGCTTGCAATTGTCATTGTGCTACTAGATCCAATGCTACTTATTGTATACCAGTTTGAAACTTGTGAAGCAGTCGTAGCACCAATGCCAATTTGAGAATTTGCAAGATAATTTTCAAAAACTGTATTAGTGTTGTTTGCTGGGTTAAATACGCCACTTATTTGAGAATCATTTACATCTACAAGCCCTTTGGTATTTTGATCGTAAATAGGAGGCGTAGTGTTTGATTCAAGTACCATCCAATATGTTCTGTCTTTTGTTAGAGAAAAATTAATATAGAAATAAAAATCTTTCAAAACGTTTTCTATATTTGAATAGTAAACTTTTGAGCCTGTGCAAAGTTTATTTGATGGCAAATTTTCATAATTGTCATAAATAGAACATTGTATATAAGCGTCATTGTTTAACCATAATGAAGTTTTAGACAATTTCATTTTGAAAGATTTTATGTCTTGCTTTTCATTTGAAGTAAACTTGAAGGCAATTTTTTGATAGTTTAGATTCTTAGTGTTTGCTGTTGAAGAAACGTTGATACCAACTGAGTTTTCAACTTGCATTTGTTGTTTCAAGACATTTTCAATTGAGTTCACAGAATTATCGGCTGTGCCATAGCCTGATACACAAACAAGGAATGAATCTGAACGTAAATCGTCTATGTTTTTAGGGGTATAGAACTTTGTATCTCCTACACCACCTAAAACTTTTTCAATATTTGAGAACCAGTAAGGTTCTCCAGAATTGTAATCTGAAACAGTTACGCCTACTTCGTCTATTCCATTAAATAAATTTGGAATTGATGAAGTGTCTGAAGAATAGAATGACTTAGTTAACTCATATTCTGCAACGCTATTGTCAATTTGAGTTTGTGTAATAGATGGATTTGTGGACTTCAAGTCGTTTACAAAGTCTGTTTTAGAGATTTTGGTACTATCAACTGGGGCAACTTGCTTCATTGCAATATTGCGATTTTCTCCCATTTGCAAATCTGCTATGATTGCTGAATTGCCAAATAGTCTATAAAGATCAATGCTGTTCAAAGTGCCTTGTGCAGCGTCTTTTTGTTCTTGCGAAGAGCCTTTTTTGAAATAACCATCTAAAGATAATTTTTTATTTATTCTTTGAAGATATTCTTGATCTGTTAATAAATATTTACTTGAATTTAAGAAAAGATTTTTGATAATAAAGTTTTGATTTGTATCGCTAAATTTAATAGACAAAGAATAATCTTTAACTAACTTGTTACCAGAATCTAAATGGTTTGTAATATTTTCAAGAAATTTATTCTTTTGATAAACTTCAAATTCTGTATTTGTATTAAGTTGTTGATTATTTATATAAATACCGTCATTAGAGTACTCAAAAAAGTTTGTTGTTGGAGCCTTTATACCTAAGTCAGATATTGAATTGACTCCTGGAATATCTAACTCTATAAATCCTGGTTCTAATGTTTCGATACTATTTTTTATCTTAAAGTTAATATCTGAAACTGTCTTTTTATATTGACTTTGCAAAACTAAATATGTGTTGCTGTTTATGCTTGAAACTATTCCATAAAGGACTGTTCCGTCATTGCTGTAAAGATAGTCGCCGACACTTAATTGGGTTAAAAAACTTGTATTTCTACCAATAACTACATCAGTTCCACCATTAATGCTTATTGTTCCAAAACAACTAATAAAATCATTATTGCTTCTAAGTAAGTCAGTATTAGGGTATTTCAAAAGATTGTGCAATAACTGAAGATTATTTGGGCTTAAGCTTGTAATATTTTGTGAGCCTCTTGATTTGAAATTAGAAAATGGCACAATTAATTTTGACATCAGAGAATCAAAGTATTGAAGAAAATCTGTATTTCTTGTAAATTGTGTAAATGCTAAAATTTCTTGCAAACTAAAATTTATAAAATCTGTGTCTCCAAGAGAAGGCACAGCGAAGTTATTGGCTTTTCTTTCGATATAAACGATTGATGCATTATTAATATTATAAGATGTATTACTTACTTTCTTAATTGTCCCGGATGTTGACAATGATGGGTAAGTTAATATTAACTTAGCAATTACATTGTATTGTTGATCTATGTCTGGGTAATTATTAAACTCACTCCAATTTGATGGAGCCATTGTACTAGACATAGGCTTTCCAAAAAATAAAAATATTTCATTGTCACCATCTTCAAATTCATTACCAGAAATAATGTTAGTTGAAGTGATAACTAATGGTATAAATTCATCTTTTCTCAAGGAATAAAAATTACTTAATGAATTGGTATCGCCAGTTGAAGCCTTGTCTATTGTTTCAGGATATACATATCTAAAAGGAGACAATGTGTAAGGATTATCTCCATCATAAAGTTTATTATTAGTTTTATTTTGTGAAAACAAATATACTTTATTGTCATTTACACCAGTTTTATCAAATGTCAAATAGTTCGTAATATCTTTTTGAAAATATGTTTTTCTTGGGAATATATACCAAGAAGAATCTAGTGTTGAACTATTGAAAGTTGTTGCTGTGCCGGAAGTGTATGTGGGTAAAGAATTTTTGAAAAACAAATCATACGATTCCCAATAAAAACCAAAATGCAACCAATAATTATTGGGCCAAGTTGTTGGAGTCTTAACTTTAATAAGATAGTTGTCTCTTATTCTTGCAGTTGTACTTCCAGTGCTATTGGACTCTTGTATACTGTATGGCATCAATGTCAAAGCAATACCTGACATTGAACCGCCTAAAGAAAATGTTGAACCAATACCTTGCGTAATAAGGAACTGGTGAGAGTATATCGCAAAATCTTTAGGTGTATTTGTTCTTGGATCAATATGCAAGCAATTATCAAAGTAAGATTTTGGAATAATAATTCTTGCTTCATCGAAACTAGAGGACCCGGTTGTATTTTTTAACGAAATCCATCTTGAAGAATTAAATAAATTAACCTGAGTATATCCAGTTCCTGTGTATCTTACTGGGTAGGTATAGTTTGCCCTAGATTGTCCAGTTCCAGGTTCAGAGTTAATATTATAAATTATATAAGAAGTGTTTGCAACTCCAGCAGAATTATAAGGTGGTAAAAAAGATGACCAAGCGTTGTAGTCATAAACTCCCCATCCTTCAGTTGTTGGAGGATTGTGATATTCTGGAGTCCAATTTCCAGTATTTGCAAAACCTGCAATCTTGGAATCTACAGAATACTCTCCACCTTGAAAGCCAAAAGATATATTTTCATTGGAGTTGTAAACTTGATACGGAGTTGTTACTGAACCTGTTAAAGTTTTACCAGCCAAATCGTAGTCATGAAAGATTGTTGAACCTTTGATTTTAGGAACAATTGCTTCATAGTCCAAGAACAAACCTCTATTCACAGTCAAATCACCAACCAAATTTTTATAGATATACTTGGCTTTTCCGATTTGATCTATTATGAACTTAAGTCCTTTTCTTTTAACTTGACTCATTTTTTAATATGCAGTTGTTGGAACATTATCTGGGCCGAAATAAAGTTGCCTGACAAGTTCTTTAGCCCTTATTGTAATAGTTCCATTTCTAAAAAGTTGTCTGTTGGTAGCATCATCAGATGATTTAATATCATTGCACATTACATCATAAAGCATTCTGACTGGTTCAACATTATCAGTTCTCATTCTTAAGATGTTGTTTCTTGCAGTAGTTCCTAAGTTTGTTACAGTCACTCCTGCGCCAACATCATTGTACATTCTGATAAATGCTTCAGCCGCTAAACCTGATGCTGGCAGAGAAGGAGCAGATATATCAGGATCGTGTGTGTCACTCCATAAATTGTTAAACTCATTAGTTACAGTTGTAACATAAGTAGACAATATATTGTTGTGATCAACTGTAAAGTGCTGAGGATTTAATGTAAACTTGTTGCAAATTGGACAAGTGTCAACAATCCACATCCTTCTATGCTTTCTAAGAACAGACAATACTATTCTTGTTGCTTCTTGAGTGACTCTTTCCGTTGTTTCAATATTGTCTGCACCAACAGAAATATCAATGGTCAATGAGTGTTCAAATTCTTGAAGTCCAAAAGCAATATCTTTCAGTGGTGAACTTGAGCCTTTAAAAGTGAAAGAAATTCCATTAGGCTTTACTGCTTGCTCGCCAATATAAAATCCGGTGACAGGTCTATCAAAAATAACTAATTGGTTTTTAGCATTTTTAGGTAACTCGTGATATAAAATACCACGCAAGGTATCATAAACTTTTTCAAGCATAATATGTCACCTATTGATTTTGACCCTTGGATCTTTTGCCTTCAGTAGGATTTATAGAAATACCTCTCAGCGTAGACCTAACGAATCTGTCACCTCTAAGATTTCTTTGTCCAAATAATCTAATCTCACCATTTTGAATACGAACAATTTGGTTTTGTGCAAAATCAAACCTAACTTTTTGAGCTTCGGAATATTGTTGATCTGAACCTTGTAATGCTTGCATATAAAACATTTGTGCTGCTAAGATTGCACATATAACTGGAACTGGATGAGGGTAAGATACATCTCCACCCATATTTACTTGTTTAAGCGGGACATCATAAATTGTTGCCAAACTAGCATCAATATCTGCAGAAGCTTGTTGAATAAAGAAATCAATATTTATATTAGACGCAGACTCAGGAGTAGGATTTCTAAAATTAGGCACAGGATTATCGCCTTCTGTTACAACGTTAGGCGGCAAATATTGTTTCACGTCACTTACTGAACAATAAGATCTAGGCATTATACTTCTCCAGATTGAGGATTGAGATATTTTGGTTCATAATCGATACCTTGCTCTTCGTGAATAAATCCCATTTTTACGGCATTTTTCCTCTCAATGAGTGTAAAAACGTTAGTTTCTTCTAACTCATTTGCTGAAGTTGCCCCGGATGAAACAAATCTTGGAAAATCTATATCGATATCTCTGTATCCACCAACTTGTGCGTTAAAAACTTCTACCGCATCAGGTGCATACAAACTTCCTTGCAATCTATTGATTTTTTGCCCGATTGCTTTTGTTACATTTGTTGCCATTACAAATCCACCTTGCTTGTGTGCATACTCACACGCTTTATCAATGGTGAGATTTTTTGGCATTGGTTTTGTGAGCCTGTATATGAAGAGAGACTCTTTATCCCTACAAATATACGTTTGACCAGGAACGACAGCAATATCCATTTTTTGTTCAATAGACATTTGCTGTGCTTTTAATCCGACAGAAGGATCATCTTCTGAAAGTATTCCTACTATGTCAAGCCCATTAATGATTGCTGATGTAAGAATAGATTTTATGGTTGAATCTAAATAATCTACATTTGCAAACTGTTCTTCTTTGTCGATGAATATGCAAAGATCTACTCGTAAAACATTTTTACGAATAGCAACACATTCTTTAGCAGTTTTGTACCAAGGAGACATAATAGATTTTTCTCAAGTAAACCTTTTTGTTCCTTGATTATCTTTTATTTCCACAGTCTGGGCAGAACTTTTCCATTCCAGGGAAACTATATCCGCATTCAGTGCAAAATTTCGGCATTTGAGCGGTGCCACATTTTAAACAAAATTTAGCATCTTTGGGAAGATTGTACATGCAGTCTTTGTTCAAGCAATTCTTAAACAATTGTTCTTCAGCTTGCTTACGTTCAGCAGTACCATCCATTTCATCAAGTTCATTTATCAATGCTTCAAAGTTAACATTATTTGGTGAGATATTTAATTTTTCTTCTTCTACGAGAGAATTTGACTCGTACTGCTCTTCAGGTTCAAAACTTTCAGAGAGAGGCCTTTTTTCTGCCCATTTTTTGAATTCTGGACTGTCGAAGACGCTACGCTTGGGTTCAGCACTAACTGCGCCAAATTCATCGATTTTCAGGTCAATTTCTTGGTCTTGCATTACCCTTTCGTCCCCAAGAACTGTATGCCCAAACTTATTTACCTTTGGTTTAGGCATATCTTCTCGAAATGGGTTTGTGAATGATGCTCTTAGGGATTTGATTTGTTCTTCGTCCATAAGAAAATTATACTACTTTGCGTTCTTTTTGTCGTCTCTTCTTTCGTATTTAAAACTTACAACTTCAAAAGAATTTCCAGGCTCATCACCACTTGCATACTCAGAAACATTGTCGGAATGACTTTCAACAGCCTGAAGTATTTTTGACATTAGTTGAGTGTCTGGTATTGGGCCGCTGTGTTTGGCCTTAATTTCCACTGCAAAACTGTGCACTGTACCGTCTTCAGTCTTTAGAGCCACACTAGGCCTTGGTCTTGCAAATGACTCTATTTTTGGGGTTTCCGTTGTGTTTATCATTGGGTTGAACATTGGCTCTTCAGATTCCATAGGTCCCATCGGTTCCATAGGATCTTCCGGAATAATAGCATCGTCTATTCTTCCAGCTAATGCTGGGTCCACTTGTGCAACCCTGGTCTTGATATTCTCAAGAAGCTTAATCACTTTATTCATTTTTCTTGTTCCTTACATTTAGTCCGTTATCTTACACCCATTAATTAAGGGAAGTATAATTATATATATTAATGTTAAATTTAAAGTAATTAAATTGAATTTAACAATTTAATAAATTATTTAAATTTAAATTGCAAAATTTGGAAGAATAATCTATCCTCCAGTACCAATATTCCAAATGTATCTGAAGAATCTACTTCTTCCTCCTGGCATGTTGTATTCTGGAACAACAACAGACCTAACACCTGGGTATGTAGCAATTGGAAGTTTTTCTAACATCTTGTCAAAGTCTTCTTTGTACATAGTTGCTGTTTGTCTAAGTTGGTCTGTAAACTGAGCATCAGGATCTTCAACTAATAATCTGCGTTGTCTATTTGTCAAACTTATCAAGAGACTTCTCAAAAGATAATAAACTGCACCATAAACAATTGCTGGTTCATAGAAAAACGGTGTTGAAATTACATTTTGATATTTTGATGCACCTGGTTGAGCATTTATTTGCTGCAATGCCATATAAAGTGCATTGTTTATGTGATCATTTGTGAACATCTTGATACTATACGAAACTAACACATTGTCATATGAGTTTATAGAAACTGGGTCTCCATTTGTACTAATGAAATAAATGTTTCCTTTGTAATCGCATTTGTATCTCAATCCGTTTGGATAGTTGTTTCCGCCTGATAAAGGAGATTCATAGCCATCTCTGTTTTTAATTATTGGATCAAAAGTGTCATTTATCGTGGTATAAATAGGATCTGTTTCAGATAGTTGAATCATTGGATCTCTGTCGCCTTCATTAGAAGGTCCACTAATTCTTACATCTGGTCTTGGAAAATAATTCCAATAAGGAAATGCTACTGTGGCTATGGATCTGTTTTTTCTAAAAACTGCTTCTTCATCATATATTGCTACGTTGAGCAAATGTTCAAGCTCATATCTGATGCTTGATTTTATCAATAGTTCATCGCCTAAAAATGGTGAACTTGTATTTAAGACTGTCCCATTTGTATCAACTTCTTGAATTCTGTAGTAACTAGTAGGAACTCCATTTGAGTCCCATCCTTCATTGATTGGAAAAGGAACAGTCTCTATTGTTGTGTATGTACCATCAAATTGGTCAGATTTTTGAATCTTGTAAAATGCTACCCCATTTGCTCCAGATCTTTCCCATTCAATAAAAATACCTGGTGTTGTTGTTGCTGTGTTGTAATATACTAAAGCGCTTTGAGTATAGGACATTGATTGTATTTCGTCTGACATATTTTCTCCAAAAAAATAAGGCTATCGACAAGATAGCCTTAATCAAGTCATACTAAGTTTTTCTAAACTCTTCTGATTGAGCCCTTGTCGCTTTCAAGGTCAATTTCATTTTCTAGATCAATAGAGTCTGCAATTCCATCATCATCTGGCATATCAAGAAAATTCATGTCTCCACCAGCAACAACTCTATCTCTATTGTAGTTAGTCATATTAACTTGTCTTACTGAAGTCCCGTCTGTTGCATTTTCTGATGCTTGAGCAACGAATGCTTTTCCTCTTCTCTCATCTCCTGAAGTTGAAGAATTTTCATTGAGATTTTTTTGTTGTCTTAGCAAGTTTTGAACCAAATTTGCATTATTGTTAACTTGTTCTGCAAATTCTTCAACAGTTAGTTCATCACCCCGAAGTTGTGCTTGTGTTTGTGCAATATCAAATGCAGTTGCATAAGATAATGAATCATTTGCATATCCTACAGTTGACACTTCGCCTTCTTTACGATATGCTTTTTCTGCATCAATTGTTTCAACTTCTAACTGCTTACCATCAACATCTACTGTTCTGAGATTATTTGCATTTTGTTGCCTAAGAAGTTCTTTCTTGCCTCTGATTGCTGCTTTTTCTTCAATAGAATCAAACTGTTCAGGGCTAATCTTTCTTAGTAAACCCATTCTGATGGAACTTCTAAGATCTTTACTTGCTTTGATTGTTTTTGGATCTTCCCATGTTAAATCAATCGCTTCAAGTGGCCCAAAATTAAGTCTAATGTCACTCACATAATGAGGACCCATTGTTACATTTTGAACGATAAATGATTCTGGTTCTAAATTTTCTTCCATATTAATCCTTTTTTCTCTCTATTGGCAATGAAGTTATGCCATCTAGCCCCTCTTTTCCAGTCCACAATTCATTTGATTGAGATTCTCTCGAATTTGGGTCATAAGATTGTTTTCTCACATTTTTTTGGTCTTTAACAAAGTCTGCCATTTGCTTTCTTTTCGTTGTAGTTCCAAATTGTTTTTCTTTTGCAGATAATCCTTCTTGAATATTAAAGGAATTGAAAACTCTTTTTGCAGTTCCATCTCCACAAGGACAAGGAATTTCTGCTTTGTAATCACTAAATGAAAGTGAAATTACAAAAGTTTTAGGTTCATTTTGACAATTACAAACAAATTCATATCGTGGCATATAAAGGTACTTGTACAAAATTCTATGAAATCTACAAGGGAGAAAATATAAAATGAGTTCTGATTTATCTGACGCAGCGAATACACACAAAATGTATTGTGTTAAGTGTAGAACTATGGTAATGGTTACAGCACCAAAGAGAGTTGTAATGAAATCCAGCAGACACGCTCTTCAAGGGAAGTGTCCTCATTGTTCTTGCTCAACATTCAAAATTACAAAAGCAGAGTAATATGAAGTTTATTTTCAACGATAGTTTTTCAACAGACCCTAATTTGTTTAAGACACAAACAAATGAAAGGTCTGTTTTCGTTTCTGGTAATCTTATTTTTGAAAAATCATCTTTTGCTGCTTCTGGTAGAGTTATAAATTTAGCCAAAAAGTGGAGATCATCTAGTGCTAGCGAAAGAAGAAAGATCTCAAAAGATGTTGAAGATGGAACAGGCGATGCAGCAGGTTGGTCAGACAGTGAGAAAGATGATTTTCAAACTGAAATAACTTCTTCTTCAAGTTCGTCATCATCTAATAGACCTCCTGATGAATCTATCACTCGAAAGTACTTAGATACAATAGTTGACAGTTCTGATGCTATGGGTAGTGCCGCTGATCAAGCAAGTGCTAAACTTTCATTAAGAAGTAGAATTGTTGATCAATTGAAGCCTTTTATGTCAGAAGATGAAATTGGAAAACTTTTTGATAATTTTATTTTTGATATTGGACTACCAGAGTCAGAAGTTCTTGACTTTATTAATTATATTATAGACTTTTCTTCTGAAGCTGGTTCTAATATCAAAGAACTTTTTAGCTTCGCTACTATGCACTATGCAACTAGAAGAGAGAAAGGTTTAACTTTACTTCTTTTAGAATTAGGTTCAAAACTTCAGAAAAAGTATCCTGAAGTAAACTTTTTCCAAATGATGATTGATTCTGCTAATGGAAAAAAACCCAAGCTTGGTAAATTAGCAATAATTAATGATCAAACAGATATGGAGTCTGCTAAAAAAATCTTCTCTCTTGCACAACATAGAATTGTTGAACAAAATGAGGCATTAAACAGAGAAAGAAGAGAAGTCAAAGATAGACTTCAAGCAATGCAAGAAAGAACTAATCTTCAAAGAGCACTTTTTGATGCTATGAAGATGAATGAAGTAGAACGTGCTTTAACTACTGAACTTGAAAAATTTGGCGAAACTTTTAGAAGAATCATTACAAACCCTCAGTTTAGAGCATTAAAAGATCTTCAATATACAATTAATGCTGGCAGGAGATTATTAGACGCTTGGATGTCATTATATCAAGATGTTCAACCAGTGTCTCCAAGACTTTCTCCTACAGAATCCAGAGATGATCCGAGATCAGTTAGTAGATTTACAGGTGAATCTCAAGGCGTTAACCCAAATAATTTCCCATCAAGAAGAAAACTTTTAAGCTCAAGACCTTCTAAGTTTATAAAAGTTGCTCAAGCACAAAATCAACAAAATCAACAAAACCAAGCTTTACAAGTACAAAGATACTTAATAAATGGATTTATAAGTTCTATAAATTCTAAAGTGGTTCCTCACTATAGAAATGGAAATTACCCACCTCTACTTAAAGATTTTATGCTTAATTATTTAAATATATTCTCTTCTGAGTTTGGTAAAGCCCTTAGATCTAATCAACCAGTTTCATTTACAGATTTGTATAGAAATGTAAAATCTAAACTTTCATTAACTGCTAATAGAAGAATTGCTTCTTTGCAAAATAACTCAAGAGAAGTAACTGCTCAACAAGGTGGTGCTCAAACACAAAGACCAGCAGTTCAACCCCAGTTAGAAGTATTTTCCGGGTACATTGATGCTTTGACGGGAATATTATTTAATCTTGGAAAATACGAAACATTTGTGAGAATGTTTAGTACTGGTAAGATGCTTGACTATGCTAGTGTGTTAAAAATGCATGGACTTTATGAAAATCAACTTTTCATGGAGTTAGACTTGCAACTTGGAAACGTAGGAAGATTTGCACCATCAGATCAATCAATCATGCCTGGTGGAAAAATCAGCCCACAAGGTGCTACTATTATCGCAAATGCTGAAGAAGTCGATGCAATAATAGGATTATTTCCTCAAGAACAAGCAGCTGCAGAAAGACTTGATACTAAAATAAAGCAAGATGAAGCAACTCTGGGACAAGCAGAAAATAACTTAGGTATAGAAGCATCCCAAACAGTTCAACTAGAAGAAGACAAAGTTACTCCTGAAGGCGACAAGGCACCATTAGAATTTCCTGCTGAACTTATGCAGAAATACGAAGCTTTTGTAAATGAAACACAAAATATAATCAAGAATCTTTATGTCCTTTTAGGGATTAGAAGAAATATGAGAACTCGTGCTGAGACTGAAGGTATCGACCCTATTATAACAAGTACTCTTCGCAGATACGAGCAAGACATTCTTATAAGAATTAAGAAACATGAAGAAACTCGTGATAAATATAAATCAACAAATTTGATAAGAGTTGAGCTTGAAAGAAAAAGAAGATTAAAGCAACTATTGGGTCCATTAGAAAAACAAATCCAATTATTTGCTGATGCTGGAATTTCTATTGCTTCGCTCATCTCTGAACCTAATGGTTTACTTAATGTTATGAAAAAAATAAGAGATGAAGAAGAAAATGCTTTAGACAAGTTGATTGATAGGTACACAGAATTAAAAGAAAATATTACTCCTGTAAACTTAGGCAATTTCCAAAAACCAACTGTAACAAAAGATACAGGACAAGTTGAAATTGGTGAACCTGAAGAGCCAACTAGCGAGATGATTTAATTATGAGATTTATTTTATCAGCAACAAGTCACCCTATAGTCAATGACCCTAGATATTCTGACTATACCAAAACATTCTTAACTCCTCAAGATGTCAAGAGTGATAAGGATTTAGTTGCTGCTGAAGTTGATAGAATAAAAAATATTATTCCAAAAGAACAAACTTCAATATTAGATGAAAATGCCAGAGCAGTAGACAAAGCGCTATTTCTTCAGCGTATGAATGGTGCACTTAAGAATTTGGAACAGCAACAAGGGTTTTCTGATGTTCTGCGGTCTGAGCTTGTTTCGGGAACTGGATTAACTTCAGATTACAAAATTGGAGAAATACCAGAACAATCTGATGCCGAAAATAAGAGAGAGCTTGCTTCTATACAAAGATTGATTAGAGAAAGACAAGAAAATCTTGCAGAAATTGACGGTTATATATTGAGAATACTTATGGGCAAACCTTTCCAAAAATTTAATTCTAACATTAAAAGCAAGTTTATTAAAGTTGCAGATGATATGGATAAAGAAGCAGATAAAGTTACTAAAAGATATTTTAATGAACTTTATGAAGACTCTGAAGGAAGTCCAAATTACGGGGATATTCTAGAAAACCCTGAAGACTATCATCACACTTTAACTACTGGGTCAAGCGAAGAACCAAAGCCAAAAAGGTTCAAGAAAGTATAAACTGCTTTACAAGTAATTTATGTCAGAAATAAATTTTATCGATTACGATAAAATTACGATTCACTCTGATGCATTTGTGTCATCAGATGAGTTGAATTGTTATTTTCAGTATATTCCCTCAACAAAAGCACTTTCTTATAATATTAAGAAAGACAAGCATACTGCTGGCACAACTGAAGATCCTAATGACTATAAGATACCAGATGTAAAAGAAAAAATTTCACCTAAAAAATTATATAGAGTGAATCCTTTTCATCGTAACTTTGCAGAATATTTGCAACTTCATAAAACTAATACTGATCCTGAAATTATTTTTCCAACTGTTGTTACAGAAGTAAAAGTTGTCGAGAATGACTATTCAGATATGGGTTTGAATCAAGACCAAATTGATTTTCTTTTGGCATTGAAAAACTTAAAAAATCTCAAAGTAGAAGACACTAGCCGTGAACTTAATATAGATAAATTTGAGATTACTGAAAACAAATTATTAGATGGTTTTTTCCAACTTTATCCAAGATATATGGAAAACTCAGTAGTTGCAAGTAACTCTTCTAATCTTTATATGGAAGAAGAGAATGCTGAAGATACTATGTCTTTTAATGAAGATCAGAGTTCAGTTGCATATCACTTAAAACAAATGGGCTTAAATCCAAATGAAGTTAAGGTAAAAAAAAACTTTCAAGTAAGAACAGGTAATGCTAAAGATAAGCAAATAACCCCATTCTTACAAGAGAAAAAGATTGAAAATAATTTTGAAACAAAAATAGGTACTGTTAATAATACTGAAAATTTGACAAATCTTAACATTGCAAATAATAATAAACAACAATACCTAAGTAAAATTTCCACTAGTACTTTTACTAACAATCAAAGTTTCAACTCTTTAGTCCAGAATATAAATCAAACTAAGAATTTCGCCGTCTCTCAAAATATAAGAGTAAGAAAAAGTGTTTCACAAGAACAAGTTGATTATCAAAATATATTCAAGTCATTACTAAAAGACTTAAGCCTTAAGAATGATGTTACAAATTTATATAATAGAGAAATTAATCTTCACAGCAGAAATATTACATTTGATTTTCTTTCTCAGATAAATCAATCATTTTCCAAAGAATACAATACAACTATTAAGAATCAAACTTCTGCTTATAATTTCTATCGATATATTGAAAATAGGTACAGAGAGTTTGTTCAAAATCTTAACTTCTTCAATGAGTCATTTCAAGAGTTTAAGCGTACTGAATATAAAATCAGGAATTCTTATCAGAATTTACATCAACATAATTTTACTCAAAAGAATCAATACAACAAGAGTGTTATTAATTTAACTAAAGAAATAAACTTTGAAAACAACATGAATGACTATAGTTTCCAAAGCGCAATTTTGAAAACTGTAGAAACGTCAAACACAATTACAAAAAATAATATTGAAAAAATTAAAGAAACACTTAATGTAGTTCAATATAACGTTCAAAATGTAAATCAAAAAGTTTCTTACTTACAATATAAAACAAAAAACACAATAAACAAAGAGTATAGAAACGTATTAAACAGTCAAGAATTTTCTGACGAATATTCCAATTTGATTATCAACAAAATTAGTAATGTAACAAATAATACAGAAGTAAAGAAAATACTTTCTTTAGTCAAAAATGAACAAACACTAGAAAATTTATCTTACATAGTTCGTCAAAGTCAAATTAATGTTGAAAATCTTAAATCTATTTCAGAATTCATCAACATTTCAAAAAATAACAATTTTGATATATTTAAGATAAGTAGCGAATCAATTCACAAAGTTAAAAACTTGATTTCATTATCTAATTCATTTGAAAACAACTATGTCAAAAACAATATTGCTAACAATTATCAAGTTCAAAGAATTTCCAAAAATTCAGAAATAAATCAGATAACTAATTTGGTCAATCAAGTTTCGAATGTAAACAATTTGAGTGAAATCGCCAATAATGTTATAAGGCTATCAAAAGTAGAAGACGTAAAGATTTTTGATAATATAAATCTCTTAAGCCAACAAAAAATCAAGCAGTCTTTCAAGATTGTAAGAAAAGTAAGCGAACTCAAAAATATCAATGAGTTAGAACAAAATATTTCTTTAGTAAATAATAAATCTAATTTTAATAACGAGTCCATCAGTCTTAAAACTTCAAACATAAACCAAATCAATAAGTTTATTAACCTAATTGAAAATACCAATTTGAACTCAACTCAAATCTCTGCTTTGAATAAATTAAGTACTGAAAATATCAATAACGTTTTGCAGACAGTCAGTAAAGTTTCAAATAACAATTTCGATAAAATAATTAACGCAATTTCAAATGAAAATATAACTAAAATTGTAAAAATTAGCAATATCAATGAAAATCAAATTTCCAATATCAATTTGACTAAAAATGAAATCCAAAGTGTTGTTAGGTTAGAAAGACAAATTAGAAATTACTCTGAAAAAGTTAAAGTCAGAGAAACCTTAAAAACTTTGGACCTGATTGAAAGCAAACCAGAGATAAATCAAATATTTTCAAACAAAATATCTAACACCAAATTAAGTCAGATATCAGAAGTTTTGCAAAATATAAATTTAATAAAGAGTGATAAACATCTTGCTTTCATTACTAAATTGAGTTTTGATTCAAATAAGAAAAATATTTCTAATGTCTACAATGAATTGAACGTCACTTCAATCCAAAAGTCTGAAAAGAAGACAGAAAAATCATTCACATCTATAAATAAGCAGATTGATAGATTGTATAGAATGAGTGAAAGAGTTGAGTCAAAAGCAGCTCGAGCAGAACAATCATTTTACGACTTGATTAATTTTAGTGATTATTCTTTCACTAAAAAAACAAGTACAAAAAAAGAAATTAAAAATTTCTTCCAAACTTTAAATCAAGTAAAGATTACTAACGAGCAAGTAAG